GAGAGTCTGCGCAAGCGTATCCAGCAGCGCGTCGATGTGCTTCTGAAGTATGGCCGCACACTCACTGATGAGCGTCGCGAGCAGCTGCTGCAGTGCGACATCAAGGTAGAACTTGAAACTCCTGCAGAGAATGAGCAAGGGCAAGAGTCCGAGTAGAATCCTTCGTCCGATGGCCACGCACCCGTTGCAATCGCATCTGGGGCGTGGCCTTCATACATTGGGACTGTTAGGCTGGATCCTGGAACAGACGGGTCCGGCTGATGTGTACGTCTCGACATTCTCAACGTCTGATGCCTTCCTCCGTGGATTCTACAACCTGAAAAAGAAAAAACTGATTCTGAAAAGTGTGCTGCTGGCCGACCTGAAAGCCTCGAAGAAAACATACAAGCTCTATAAGGAGATGCAGCAGAACTTCGATGCGGTGTACCTGGGGCAGAACCACTCAAAGGTGGTGCTGGTGCAGAATGACCGTTGGACGGTGACTGTCATCAGTTCACAGAACCAGACGTATGGCGACCGTGCTGAATGTACACTGGTCACCACATCCCAGGAAATATTCTACGAGCAATATTGCGGCTTCCGCGATATCGTTGACAACAATTCACTCCAACTGAATGACCTATTCCGAAGACTTGCTGAAGAGAATACAAGACCTCTCCAGTCAGCTGACTCCCCCACAGGAGATTTCCGCACTTTTGGATTTTGATGAGACAGAATTCAAAACCGATATCAACACGCCAGGCAATCCAGCCAGACGTGCTTTCATGAAGGGCTATTCAGAGACTGCCCTTCGACTGCGCAAGCAGAACCTTGACCTGGTAGATGCCGGTAGCCCTGCTGCCGACGAAGCCTGCCGGGGCTACCTAAGAAGAATGATCCGTGAAATAGATATATGAGCCTACCTGTAAATATCGACGATTACAGCCTCTATCTCTCTCAGGACTCACAAGAACTGAGAGAGCAGCACGTGCCGGATGTGACTATCTGGCGTGTGGAACGTCTGCGCGAACTGGCTGCCTATTGGCGCTCGTACCCTTCTACGAGTCCAAAGGAGCTGGTAAGCCGCTGCATGCAGCAGTTCAAGGTGGCGCAGTCGCAGGCCTACGACGATATTCACCTGTTGAAGATACTTGTGGGTAATCTGGAAGCCACCACCAAGGAGTTTGCCCGTTGGCGCGTGAACCAGATGATAGAGGAGGATAGACTGGCTGCACGTCGCGACGGTGACTGGAGGGCTGTGGCCTCGATGCAGAAAAACTATATTCTGAACAATCAGACTGACAAGCCTGACACGCCCGATATGGCCTTTGATAAGATTGTCCCACTGCAGATTGAGCCGACGGACGATCCAAGCGTATTGGGTATCAAGGCACCGAAGAATCTCCGTGCTAAGCGTGATAAGTATATCAAGCAGTTCTCTCGCGATGAAGAATATACTTCCTACGAGGAGCTGCCGACCGATGATAAAGAGGATAAGTGATGGCAGAGACTCAGAAACAATATTTTAACGATGCTCAGCTGTACCCGCTGTACATGTCGCCACGTGACTTTGTGGGCGAGATGGGGCGTGGTACCGGTAAAGGCCTCATAGATGCCACTCGCCTGATGCAGGTGTTCCAGTACATGCCAGGATCATGTACCGGCTTCGTCTCTCCATCCTATAAGAAGTGCCTCACTAATACACTGCCATCACTCCTGGTACACTGGGAGCGATGGGGCTACAAACGCGATATCCACTATACCGTCGGTAAGAAACCGTGGAAGGGCTTGAAGTGGAAGGATCCTATCTTCACGCCGCAGAACTGGGAGAACTGTATCGGCTTCTACAACGGCAGCGTATGCCAGATAGTGAGCCAGGACCGCGACGGTTCAAGCGCCGGTCTTTCGCTGGACCATATTCTCATAGACGAAGCAAAGTATGTGGACTATGAGAAACTGAAGAATGAAACCTTCCAAACCAACCGAGGCAATGAGATGTATTTCTCAAAATGTCATCTTCACCATGGGCTGACCATCACCTGCGATACGGCTACCACCAAGAAAGGCTCCTGGTTCATGAAGATGGAAGATAAGATGGACAAAGAGCTGGTGAAGGTCATCGAGGGGCTGGTATATCTGAAATGGCAGACCAAGCAGCGCATGAAAGCGCACCCTGAGCGGTACAGCTATTATCAGTCAGAGCTGCAGAAACTGGAGCGTGACCTGTTTCTGCTCCGTAAGAATTGTCTGCTTTATTGCCGGTACCCGACAATATTCAACATAGCGGTACTGGGCGAAGACTTCATCAGGCGCATGAAGCGCGACCTGCCACCGCTGACGTTTGCCACCAGTATCATGTGCAAACACATCGGTATTTCCCAGGATGGTTTCTATGGGTCGTTGCGCGAGGCCATCAACCTATATACGGCTCCTAACACATCGGCCATCAGCTTACAGAACGTGGGAAATATGGAGGATGATGCCCGGCTCGATGCTGACTGCGATCCGAATGCGCCCTTAGTGATTGCTTTCGACGCGAACACGATGATCAACTGGCTCGTAGTGGGGCAGGTGGGCATTGACGGCAAGCTCTATGTGCTGAAGTCATTCTATGTGAAGTACGACACCATCGATGTGCTGATATCGATGTTCAATGCCTATTACCGCTTCCATAAGAACCGTCAGGTTTTCTTTGTTTTCGACTCCACCTTCAAAGGTCAGGGCTACGGTGCCAACCAGAACGAGGACTTCTATATCCTCATCACCAATATGCTGCTCTCTACCGGCTGGGTGGTGGAACAGACATACATCGGCAATCCTATGCACCACGTGGACAAATACCACCTCATCAATCGCATGTTGGTAGGTAAGGCGACTCATCAGGTATTCATTAATCAGGATAACAATAGCGACTTGCTCCTTTCAATTCAGACTGCCGCCATCTACAATGAGAAAAAGGATAAGCGAGGCGAGAAGCTGGCCGAGACGGAAGAGGATAAGCTCGAGGCCCGCACCGACGGCTCTGATGCTTTTGATACTCTGTGCATCGGCGTGGAGAAATTCATACCGGCATACGCCCTGCAGCCGTCCACTGGCTTTACCTCATACTTTGGTGGCTGACAATATCTACGACAATCTTGTACTACTTTCATGAAGTAATGTTTTAGGTTTATGTAATTCTGGCAGGCTTCCGCAGTGATGCGCAGGTCTGCTCTTTTTGTGTTTAGTAGCCACTGCCCTTGTTGTCAGTTCCTGTTTGTCTTTGGTCACGACCGCGTATATCATCCTTTTTTCATTATGACTTGTTCCTGGTTGTCATACGGTTCTTGATTGGATGACTGTCAGGAGTTTTATTGCGCCCACCGTGCCCCGCCCACCCTGAGCCGTAGTGGTGCCAGATGGCAGCACTATTGCCCGGTGAACGGTGGGCGCAGCGGGTAGACCCGCCTTTTTGGTCAGCATAGCACTCCTGCTGGTGGTCGTCCCTTTATCCTATACGGTTCTTCAGTCTGCAGATGGCATCGGACGTGTCTGTTGGCTGCTACCTCATACCCTTGCTCTCTGCCGCCTCGGTATGTGGTCGATGACTACCTGGTATTACCAGCTGCTGTGCGACTGCCGGACGGCTTTACTTGTTGTGCGATGTTTGGGCTGGATTCTTTGTGTCATAATGATTTTTCCTGTCTCGACATGTTTTGCTCATACCAAGGCGGCTCTTCTATTTTTCCTTTGCAAAGTTAGCGCAGGCGCCATTCTGCAAGTACTGGTCACATGCTCCCTATTCCTACACAAAATTTCAGCAGCCTTCCGCATTTTCTTTTCCCCAAGGGGCAAGGGCTAAAGCCAAAACAAAATGTGGTATTCCGAAATTTTCCTTGTAATTCCTTGCATTTGCATGCCTTCTCCCTGCTGCTCTTTTATGCACGTAAAAATTACAAAGAGCGCCCAGGCGCAAAACAGAAAGTCGAACATTTTAAAAAATCAAACAATTATGACACATCCAGTTCAAACATCATCGCTTTTCAACAAGAGCCGTCTTTACAGCAATCGCTACTACTGCGGTAATCTCTATCAGGTAGTCGTCAACACCGAGGAAGGCGAAAGCTACGAGTACGAGGTAGAAGCTGACACGTTTGCCGAAGCCACCAAGCAGGCTGAGAACTACGCAATGGACTTGATGGTCGACATCACCTACATAGAGTGCTACGCCATGTAACAGTCATCACAAGATAGTCAATAACCCAATGTATAACAATCAAAAACTTACAGTCATGGAAAAAAGAGAAATTATCGTATCAGTCGTGAAGTCAAACAAGAGTGACAACAATGTATGGGCAGTAGCCATTACAGGAGATGAGCAGCCCAGTGCACACTGCAAGAGCGCCTACAAGGCCATGCGTTTCATGTTCCTTCTTAAAAAGCAGACAGGATTGTATATCGCAGATGCCAGCCTCTCTCAGTTATCTCAGGAAATTGCCCGTGTGAAGGCTGAGCAGGCCGAAGCCGGAAAAGAGAAGATCGCCGAGGTCACAGAGGAGTTCATCGAGACACACAGCGTCGATGCAGTACTGGCCAGCGAGCCTGAAAAGAAGGCCAAGCGCAAGCCTCGCACAAAGAAGAATGTAGAAACGGCGGCAGTTCCTCAGTGAAGGGGCTGCTGCTTTTTGTTTCACCCTGTAATAGATATCGGTATGATGAAGTACGCCCTATACAGCTACATCCCTCAGCGGTTCCGGAGTCGGGCCACGTTCGAGGAGCAGGATACCTGTCGGATGATCATCGGCTTCAAGGATGGCCGGAACATCTACACACGCTGGGCTGTTAGGCAGTTCTCGAGGGCGTTGGCACTGATGGACCTTACTGATACGGTTGTAGTATGTGTACCTGCCAGTACGAAGTACGCTCACGTACGAAGGTGGAAGCGGTTCTCACAGCAGCTGTGCAAGCAGACTGGAGCCATTGACGGATTCAGCCACATCGAGGTCATCGGTAACCGCAAACAGGCGCACATCACAGGTGAATACGAGCTTGCCACGAACATCAAGCACCTGCTGCATATCGATGCTGACTTTTTCAGAGGTAAGCGTGTTCTGGTCGTCGATGATATCTACACCACGGGGCGTTCGTCAGAGGCATTCATAGGTGCCATCGAGCGAGCTGGTGCAACAGTCACCATGTCGATGTTCCTGGCTAAGACCCGTTTATATAGTAAGCAGGTTTGAATCTGCTTATTATCTGTTCCCACCCTCGAACCCCTGCGCACCTGAACGCCTGGCTGACGTTCCTGTACGTTGTGGTGGTATGGCACTGTGCTCCGTTACTCTCCGGTGTCAGGTCTTGTCTGAAGAGTCTTGGCGGCTGCATGTGGCTGTTCGGATGAGAGAGAAGGTGAGGTAGCGCCTGGTCAGCCACCACCTCGCCTACACACCCATCACGTGCCAGGGGCAACACGGCCACGTGCATCCAGACACTCCTGACGAGACGTGCCACGCTCCGCTCCACTGCGACAGCTGCTCATACCACCACAACGAACAATGTCCTTCAGACATAAAGGTGCTTGCCATTATATGCCTGTGGCCAAAGGTCTGCGTAAGAAGTCATACTGACACCTTACGCCTGATTATCTGCGGCACAGGTGGAGATGATAGGCCGTTGCACAAGGTATGTGTAACGGCTTATCACTCCACTGAGCCGCCATCAACCGCGGATGCGCCCCACTATTTTCGTTAGGCCATCAAAACGACACTGCCCCGAAACAATCCCCTACGATGTGACAAAAATCCGTGACATATTCCGCTTTGGCAAGTGCGGCAAGTCGCACGCGGGCGTAGGGCGGTGGGGGCTGGTGCTCCAGACGCTTCGCGCTGTTTTTGCGACACGCGGCCCGAAAACCCTCTTAAAATAGGCTTTCCGGGTAAAGCGGTAGTGGAAAAATCCGAAAAATTCCCGTAAATCACCATGTGACTTGCCACCACTTGCCGCCTGATGGGCGACACTTGCCATACTTTTCGTGCCGACTTGCCACGAAAAGTGGAATTTTTTCGGCTCTTTCCACTTTATTGCCTAATCCTTATAATATATAAGGAAAATTTCGTATCTTTGCAGCCGTATGGATACACATTATAAAATAAAGCTGCCTGACGGCTTCCGTGCCATCGTCACACCCGTTAAGATACGCAACGTGTTCAACAACCGGGAAACGGTGGTGGATGCCGTATGGGATACGGGTGCAACGTATTCTGCCGTTACGAAGCGGGTTGTTGATGAGCTTGATCTTCCTGAAATGGCTCAGGGTGTGACCAACGGAATTTCTGGGAAGGTGATAGGCTTAACCAGCATTGCACTTACCTTCCCAGGTAATAAAAGGTATGCTACATGGGCAGAGATGAATGAGATTATGGAACTGCCTGATAACTATGATGTACTGCTGGGTCTGGACGTTATCAGCCGTGGCGACTTGCACCTGACACACGAGCAGGATGGCGTGTGGTTTGAGTTCGTATTCGACATAACAAAATTCATTGATATGGAGGATGATGATCCGCAGGAGGTAATTCGTAAATTGATGACAGGTTTGGAGGGGTTCAGACCAAAAAAATAGTTTTTTTACTCTGAAAATAAAGATTTTCCCGAAATTTCTTGGAAGTTTCGGGATTTTTGCTTACCTTTGCCATCGCTAAACACTATAGAGCGGTTCGCTCCGGGGGCGGTGTAAGACGCCCGAGTAACGACTCAGGGCATTTTTTATGCTCATTGACACTTTCGAGGACACATGCTCCTCACTACACCAATAGCGGTGGCCACCCAGTAGATATAAGTCCTCGGACGAAGTCTATAGTGTTTAGCGACAGGGAGGGCTGCCGCTTTCTCTGTCTCATAGGGGAAGGCGCTCCTCGCCGTGAGGCAGGAGGAAATAAGAGAGAAGTCCGAAAGGATCCACGTTCGAAAGCTTGGCCCGCCTTCCTCTCCTGGGGGAGAGTGTTCCGGCCGTGAGGCGGAACTGGAAGAAGAACCTTAAAGTGTCTTGATAGCGTGGGAGCTCTCCCCTTTTTTCGAGGACAATAAACCGCACAGGGCGGATCCCTGTATAGCTAAACACTATAGCAATATGCAACAGTTAACACTTCAATTCGATGGCTACGCCGACAGTCGGCCTGTTATCGACGTAAGCACCACGACACGGCGTATCTCTGAGGCTGTGGCCAAGGCCATGCCTATGATCGTTCTTTCTCTCCAGGGGATAGCCATTACGGCTTTCTGTTTCGGTATTATGTTCCTGGCAGCAATCTTACAAGGATAGGCAATGAATAACAGTAAAGCCATCAAACTGACCCCTGAGGCCGTAGAGGCCATCAATACGCTGTGCGACGAAACCAATCTTGGTGCGCACATCTGTCACTTGAGCAACGCCGAGGAAGCTCTCCAGCGTGCAGCCTACGACGATGACTCCTTCTCATACATGTTTCGGTACGCCTACGAACTGAAACAGCTACGCGATGAATTCATGAAACTTCAAGAGATATTAGGATATGAGCCAGAGCGAGAATGACAACCAGGAGAAAGTGCTGAAACAGAAGCTGCTCGACAGCTACTTCCAGTTCCGTAGCCCGTTGCCGGAGAATGGCTACATTCAGGAAAACAAGACCACGCTGCAGATCCAGGACGAACTGGCATCGATGATGCATGTGGGTGACCTCGATATCGTGGAATATCTGGATGACCACGATTACTCTTTCATCACTGAGCAGGATGGCACCGTTAGTTGGGCCATCTGGCGGCAGGCATAGAAACAAGACAACACTTTTTTTAATATTTCCCAAGGTAGGGCGGTACGTCGTGATGATGTGCCGCCCTTTTCGTATTTTTACTATGAGGAGTTCATGCCTACCTTTGCAGAAAACAAAAGCAATGACAACACTCAGAAACAAGGAATTCTCATGCAGCATACCAGACGTGTCGTTTGCCTCGTCTGAGAAGGCTAACGTGGTGATGACGATAGACAATGTATCGGTATACGATGAATGGCTCTATCCTGTTGACAACACGATAACCTTGCAGGACCTGTCTGACCTGGTGACACCGTATGCCCGTCAGCGTCAGACGGTGACATTGGCTATCACAGCTACCAGCGAGGGTGGCATTCAGCTCCTGTCTACAAGTGCCGAGGTAGTGTATTGTCAGGCAGACTTTGGCGATGAAACTGCAGATAGTTTTCTCAGTAACCACTTCCTGTCAATCCTGATGGGTACAAAGTTGACGGCCATGGGACGGCTGGAATATCTGCACCTGCAGGGCAGCGACACGGCCAGTTGTACTGCTAGATATAGTGACGGCACAACGCAGGCTTTCAGCGTCAGCGTGGTACATACAGGCAGCCATTATAGAACGCTGGACGTGTCACCTGATAACTTCACCGCTCCAGGTAAAGTGCTTACTGTCTACACCGTCACAGCTGGTAACCGGAGTCAGGACTATGAAATAGACCAGGACCAACCTGACTGTGCGCCTATTCTGATTTTCGTGAATTCCTTCGGCTTGGATGAACTTGCTTACTGCACGGGTATCCATAAGGTGGCTCCTACTTACAAGCGTAGTGCTGCCTATATTGGACGTATCCAGAAAAACTATAAGATTGATGAGACACGTGCCTATAAGGCTAATACGGGTCCTCTGAACTTGGCTATGGCTAACTGGTGGGATGAGGTGTTCCGTTCAGACTCGGTGCGCGTCGTCAACTTCTACGATGGTCATCCCAACGTAGGAAAGGATCTGCTCATCACCGACTCCAAGAGTGAGTACAGCAATGACGATGCTGAGATACCTCGCTTTACCTTCACCTACCAGTATGCACAGCGCAACCATAACGTGGTGCAGCTGCTGCGTGCCGGACGTATCTTCGACAATACTTTTGATAATACCTTCAACTAAATGGGAAAGAAAGCGATACATATCAATGAGGCCTTGCAAATCCTCGACCTGGCACGTGAGCGTAAGCAGACTGTGAACCTGAAGGTGTGGGAGGGACAGACAGGTAATATCCTGGAGTACCGGGGCTGGCTCGTGAGCTCCAGCAGCTGGAAGAAAGGATGGCACAGAGTCATCAATCCCGTGAATAATGAGATCCGAACGGTGCCCGATGTGTTTATCTTTGAGATTAACGGACTATCAATATACTTGTAAATATGGAAAAACAAGACCTGCTGAAAGTCGGCCAAAGTGGCGACTACGATCAATATATGGTGATGCCGTCAACGGTGGTGGATGCCGTTGAGGGCGTAAAGTCGGAGTTCATTACCCGCTATGGTGGTGACTCAGACAGCGGCTTTGCAGATGCTGAGGACGATGACCTGGTGCAGACAATCAGCATTGGTGGCAGACAGTATGAATATGTGCCTTGGGGCGGTGACAATATGCTGCCTTATCATGTGCAGACGCTGATCGGTAAGAACATGGTGACCAGCCAGTGCCAGCAGTTCAACTCGCTGGTGTGCTACGGTCAGGGCCTGCAGTTCTTCAACCGTGGTACCGAAGAGCGAGCCAGTGACCCCGGTATCCGTAACTTCTGCCTGCGTAATGCGCTGCACCTGCAGTTCTGGGAGCAGGCAACAGACATGAAGTACTATTTCTTCTCGGTACTGGTCATCACATTATCGCGTGACGCCACGAAGATTGTTCAGCTGCGTCATCAG